TTTTCTTGTACATTTTTATTATTTCTTTAAGTTCGTCGACGTCCCAGCGCTTCTCTATGTGTGCGCGCCCTTGTAGTTCTACTAATTTGGCTGCGCCTATTCGTTGTTCTATGCCTATCTGGTAGTTAAGTAGGTTGCCGGATAGGAAAGTGTTGCAATGTTCGCATTGTAAATGCACGTTGTCTTCGTCAAAACGAACGTTTGAGTGTCCACCTTGACTGTAATAGTGGCCCGCGTTCTTTTTCTTTGGTGGTTGGTTGCATGAAATGCACGGCTTACCTTCGTCACGTGTTCGTATGTAGGTATTGAATACTTTTTGCGCGTCTTTAAGCCAGTCGCTGGTTGTCTTTAGTTCGGTTGTCCATTTCTTTTTCGTGTTTTTCCACGCGGCCGCTTTGGTTTCTTCTACAAACGCCCTAACGCATTCGTCTTTTAGGCAAAATTTATGGTTGAAGCGGATTGGCTCAAACTTGTCTTTGCAATTTTTACAACGTGGCATCTAGAAAAGTTTTAAAATGAATCTGTTGAGGTCAATTTTCCATAGGTTTATGTCGTTTGAAGCCTTAAAGCCTACATGGTTTATCTTACCCTTTTCCCAAACGCCGTATTTTTCAAAGCCTAATTGCTGCCAGAACTTGTTACTATCTAAGTCAGTACGACAACGCAATGTAAAACCAATACGACCAAACGTTTCGCAAAATTCCCGACATACGTCTATTAAAGCTGTGCCGTAATGCAATCGCCTAGCGTCGTTTCTTACCGCTATTTGCTGAATTTTAGCGTACTTATAAGTTCCCATAGCTGGAGTTATTAAAACGTAGCCCACAGCGTCGTTGTTAGCTTCGCAAATTAATACAACAAAGTTGCGCTTACCGCCCCATACATATTCCTCCCATACTGACTTTTGAATAAAGCCAACTGCGTTGCTATTTTCTTTTTGTAGCTTGTCAACTAATAGCATGTCTTTAATAGTGCTAGTTCTTACCGAAATGTTCTTTATTTCGTCTTTGTATAGGACATTAATAAGGCCCGTGCTGCAATCAAATTTACCTAGTTCCATGTTAAAAGCTTTGCGTTTGTAGTTCTATTTCTAATTCCTTAACCCGTCTGGCTAGTTCAATGTTTCTACTAGCGAGAATTGTATTTTCTCGACTTATTGATACAGCGTGTTCGTGTAGTCTAGTGAAAAACGAAACCGCCTCTAGTATTTCTTGTTCGCTTTGCTCAGCGCCTTTAATGTAGTCGGTTGCATCTGGGCGTGTTTTTAGTATTTGCTCCCGTGCGGTCTTTATTCTTTGCTGAATACAGTAAAGATTGGTCCGTGTTTTTATTATTTCTAGTCCTAGTTCCATTTTAAAAAGGTGTTTTTGTTTGGTGTTCTGGTTTGTAATAAGTTCCCCTATTTGCGTAAACTCGTTTGCCTTTGTAATCTAGCATGTAATACTGGTAGCGGTCTATGTCTAGAAACATTTTGTAAACTCCGTTTTTACTTACGCCCTTTGGTTTGCTTTTTGCTACTTTCAAATGTACTTCGTTTTTTTCCGCTCCGCTGCCATCGTCGTTAGCTAGTCCGTAAGGTGGTCGCCATGGAATTAATACGCTTAGACCTTTTCTAAACCATACCTGACCGCCCGCAAAGTCGCGCGCGCTAGGAATAGGAAAATAACTTACGTCAGTACCCGCTATGGTTTTACTTGTTACCATTGGTTGGTCTCTAACGTGGTTTATAACACAGTTGTGGCGCCCAGTCTTACGCGCGTTCTTACGAACTTGGCCTAGTATTCTACTTAGATACTTGTCTTCGCGTCCTAGGTCACTTTGTTGGTACTCCTCGCTGAGTTCATTCCAAGGGTCTATGGTAGTGGTGTGTATTTTTATTCCCTCTTTGCGTTCTATTTCGTCAACTAGGTCGTAAAACTTAGAAATGGTTAGGTCTTCGTCTATCGGATCAATAACAATAAAGTGTTCATTCACGAACATTTCCGCGCTTACTTGTTCGCCGTTAGTCATTGCGTTTTGACCTTGCACGTAGGGTTTGCCTATGTATTTATAACAAAGTTCGGCGTAAATTTCGGCAGCGCTGCCAGTTTCAGGCGAAAATACTACGTGTCGCCACCCATGTAAACACGAAAGGTTTATAAGAAACTCAAACCAAAGTTCAGTTTTACCACTTGCGGGTGCTGCGCCTATGTACGTAGTGCATCCCTCTTTAATTGTAAACGGTAACATATCCCAGTCCCAACCTATTGCCTTACCTTTTACGTCTTTTTGTAGGCGTATCTCAAACATTTGAGAATTTAAGTTTTGTAGTCTAGTGTACATCTATTCCCAAATTGGTGCTGGTTGTTTGTATATAGGTTTCTTGGCGTCTACTTGTTTTTGATTCCATCGTTTTATACGAAGCTCTAAATTAAAGCTAGTTTGCTTTTCAAACCGCATCTTTTTGTCTTTAGGTCCGTGTTCTGTCCAGTATTCGTAAAACTGCCTAACAAGTTCTTTTCCGTACAATTCTACAAAAGGAACAAGACTAGAAGCAAACTTTTGTTTGCGGTCTTTTATATTACTATTTATATCATTTACATTATCATTTACATTAACAGCTATTTTTGCCATAGACTTTATGCGTTTGCCATCGTTTGCTATCGGTTCGCATTGATTCGCATCGTTTGGCATTTCATTCCATCTTTTGCTAGCCCCAACTTTACCAGCTTCACTACGCTTTACCTTAACGTCTTCAAATAATTTAAGGTCGCGCTTAAGCTGTTGCTTAATTGGCTCAAAAGCTATTTCGATTATTAGTTCTTCGGCCTTTGGGTCTTCGTCGTTAACGTAAGAATAAATGTGTTTGATTAATTTACCTGCTATGTCGTCTGGCAATTTATTAAACAAGTCCTTTTGATCAACGTAAAGGATAAACGATTTTTTGTCTTTTGCCATCTGCAACATTTTTAAGATAAAAAAAAGCCCATTAAGTTTCGTGGTTGCAGCACTACTCCTCAATGGACTTTCAATAATGTTTTTTATGGGCCTGCAACACCCGTACAAATATAACGCTTATTCTTCAATAAAGTTGCTTTGCTCCAAAACTTTTTCGTAGACACCTAATTTTAAACGGCGTCTAATCATGCGAAACTGTCGCATGGTCCTAGCCTCTAGTATATCCGTTTTTAAGTCCATTTGCCGCCCTTTTATTTGTTCTGGGTATATTACGACGCTGCCTTGTAGTTGCTCTCTTAGCTGCATTATTTCGTAGCGGTAGTCGGGGTCTTCGTAACTCATTAAATTGACGTGCGTTTTAAGGCCGTGAATAATAGACGCGTGGTGCTTACCGAATATGTCGCCTATTTGCGTTAAGCTGAAGCCGCTGGTACGTAGTTCGTGGTAAAGAAAGTAACGCTTGTAAAGTAGGCCGCGCGTTCTGGTCTTGTTCTTCAGGTCGTAGGCTTCGACTAGGTCGTGTATAATTGCTATCTTGTTTTTCATACTTCAGTTATTTTAAATTTTCCACTATTGTACTGGTTTGTTGCCAGTAAGTCGTTTTTTTTCCAGTATGCTAGGCTTTGCGAGTTTAAAGTCCAGCTTTCGACGGCTTTAGATCCGACGTAATAAGTTAGTAGGTATTTCATATTTCTTGCATTTTAATTTCACAAATTCTGTTATAAAGGTCTTCGTTAAAGTTGCCCCAGAAGCGGTTAAGTTGGTAGCGGTTAAATGAACCACCCAAGTTCTTCGTCTTCGGGTTCGTTGTACTCAGCGACGTAGTCTTCTTCAAAGTAGGCTTCGTCGTAAAGTTTGACAAGATATGCGTCACAATTTCTCGTTTCCTGAATGGTAAGTATTTCATTGTAGTTTTTTTTAGTTATTTTATAGTTGTCGTAAGCGTCGTAAATTTCTATTTCGTATTCGGCTAGGATTTCGCCGTTCGTGTCCGTGTCGCCCTCATCGTGTAGCGTTACGAATAAACACACCGTGTAGTGGTAACCCATTTTGTGTATTTCAAAGTCTTTAAGTTCAATTACTTTCATGTTATTTGAATTTGTCGTTGTAAACGTGGTTCATGTACTTGTTAAAGCTAGGCTTTAATTCGTAAGTCTTTTGCTTGTAGGTTTGTTCGTTTCGTGTTTTGGCATCTAGCACGGGTAAAGTGTTTGTACTTGCAAGCCAAATAAGAAAGCTAAAGCCTAACACGGCACAAATGCCACCGCCTAAAATTTGGCGTTCGTCTGTGTTCAGGTCTTGGAATATCCAAGCGTATTTTTTAATTGTTTTCATATTGCTGCGGTTAAGTGTTTTAACATTTCATTATAAAGTGCGAAAGCTGCGCGGGTGTCGGCATGGTCGTAACCTAGTTGATCGCGTTTAGCTTTGTAGTCATTCCAAAGCTTGTTTTCTGTTTCAATAATTAGTGTTTTCATAGCGTTTAATTGTCGTTAGTAGATATGCAAATATATATAGCTTTATCGGATATACAAACAAAAAGTTTCAAAATGTTTAAAGTTTTTTTTAGTCAACTTGAAAAACCTAGTGTTTATAAGGCTTACAGACGGCTGTAAATTTTAGAAATTTTACCTTTTGTAACAGAATAAGGGGTAATTATTGCCCCTTTTGTAATAAAGTAAGGTAAACGCGCTCCCGAAATGTTCAATTATCGGAACGCATATTTTGAATTATCGGCAATACACCCAATAAAGTGCAATATAATATACATTAACACGGATTTTTACCGATTATGATAGT